CTAGAAATAATGCCATTTACCAAAGCGCACCGAGCATTTTGGATAGTTTGAGAAAAGCGTTTGGAGGATAACTTTTAGCATTAATCTTTATGCCTTACAATCCTGGAGTCCAAGATATCAGCGGCCAACTAATTGCTCAGGGGATGAACCGAGGGCAAGATGCGTATTATTCTAACCTGAATAATAACATCAATCAGTTCTTTAAGACGAGGGAGGAGGAGAGTTCCTTTAACGCCAAGAACAAGGCGATGGAATCAATGCTGACTGCCAACAAAGAGCAGTTTGGGTTCAAGGACGATGAGTCGTTAAAGCAGTTTTTGAAGGGAAGTACGTTTGAAAGCCAGCGCGATAAGTATGCCCGGATGGGAACGCTGGTGGAAAACAACATAATGATGGCAAAGATGGCTCAGGGGAAAGCTGAAGTTGATTCGCAGAACGCCCTAAGAGCAGCTCAAACAAGTCGTTTTAATCAGGAAGTCGCAGATGCCCAAAATAGAGCGCAAAAAGAGGCGGCTCAAGAGCAGACGCTGACTTCGTTAAACGAATTTAGAACGCCAAACGCCCCAATAATTGATCGCAGCAAAATTGTTTCTGATCCATCGTTGGTTAGCTACGGCAATGCAAATATTACCGCGCCAGGCACTGGAGTGCTGTCCAAGGAAATACTATCTCAATTTCAAGTTCCTAAGTATAACCAAGCCGAAACCCCAACGTATGCTGGCGGCAGTCCTAACTCCGCCGTTCCTACCCGTGGTGGCGGAGTCCTTTCTCCAGCGGCTCAAGAAGACTTTGCGGCAAAGTTAAAAAACCCTTATGTTCAAGAAACTTTAAACGCCTTTTTAGCAACAGGACAGATCCTTAGTCCTGCAAACCTTGAGGCTGCAATGACAAGGCGAGCAATTGCGGAACAAACTGCTCAATCAAAATCAATCAAAGATCCCGCTGATTATAAAGAAACGGATCCAGAAACGGGAGCTATTTATAATGTTGCTTGGCGCGGAGGAGTTAAATATAGAACGTTAGACTCTGATTATGCAAAACGTGTTGCCGCTCAAGATAAAGTCGATGCTGCGGTAAAAGCAAAACAAGACCAAGATGTGGCGCAATCAAATGCATTTGCCGACAATTCGCGTGTTGCTTTAACAGCAATAGATAGAGCAAAAACACTTGTTAAAAAAAGCACACCATGGAATTTCTTGTTAAGAAAAACAGACGTTGATGCTGCATTAGCCACAATTAAATCAAACGTAGCGTTTCAAGCGTTACGAGATTTGAAAAAAGGTGGAGTAAGTTTAGGCCAAATAGCAAAGTTTGAAATTGAAGCATTAGAAGCGTCTAAAGGAAGTCTTGAATGGAAGACGTTAAGCGAAAAAGAAAATCTAATAAAAATATTGTCTAACCTAGAAAGACATTTCGGGAAAATAGTAAAATCAAACAGTATGTTAGTCGAAGGAAAGTCTGAAAAAGAAATTGGGGAATATTTGTTAAATCAACGTTCAGATGAAGATGTAATAGATAATTACAGAAAGCTTAACCCTTCAATCAACAGGACTGATAGCGAAATACTTACCCAGCATAAAATTAATCTAGAGAAGGTCAATAACCCCAATGGAAAAGTTATTGATTTAGACTTTAATCCAATTACTGGAGAAGTTAGACCCGCAGCCAAGATGATAAATCTTGATGGGGCGACGACGCCAAGCCTTAGTTCATCAGCTCAACGCTATTTGTCTCCAACGCGATAAGTCGCTAATTAATAACATGAGCTACAGCCGAGAACAATTGTTGGACGGCCTTAAAAAGGCGGCGGAAGCCAAAGACTACAATTCCGCAAATGAAATTGCGAATGTGTTAGACGGCATGGATCAAGCCAATCCTGTTAAACAAGAACGTTCGTTTAAGGAGTCCGCTGGTAACATTGCTGGAGACATTGCAACGGAAGCTGGCATCAGTTTGGCAGGGCAAGGGATTGGAGGGATGATGGGGCCGGGCTACTTTGCGGTTGCACCGGCGGCGGGGGCATACGGCAATTACAAGTCTCAGCAGAGGCAGATAGAACGTGGAGATCGAGCCAAGTATGCTCCAGGGGAAATGCTTTCGGCGGCGTTGATCAATTTACTGCCAGGCGCTACTTTGGGGAAAGTTGCTGCTCCTATTGCTAAAGCGGTGGCTGGGAGTGGAGGTCGTTTGGCTCAAATAGGTGGGGCAGCGGCTGCAAACGCTGTAATAGGCGGTAGCATTGGGGCTGGCGCCAAGACAGTCGAAACGGCGGTGGACGATAAGAGGGTTCCTACCGTTGAAGAATACGCTAGCTCAATCTTAGGCGGAGGCGCGTTAGGGGCTATTATTGGAGGCAGCGGGGAAGCCAGCAAAGGACTATTAAAAGTCTCAAAAGAACTGTGGTCTAAGATTAAAGGCAAAAAGGTTAATGAGCTTTCGGCGTATGAACAAGACGATCCTTCCGTCCGCGCTCTTTTCCGTGAGCTTAGGCAACGTTCTAGAGAAGAAGCAGAATTGGTTCGTCCATCCACTCGGCAGGAAACGGAAGCGATCCTTAGAGACGCCCCTTACACTCAAACCGAAATTGACAGTCCTAGCCTAATTAAATCAGCCAAGGATTCAGCCGAATCTTTTAGAAAAGGTGGGAAGCTTTCGCTTCCGTCTAGTGAAGAATACCGTCCATCTTCTCGGCAGGAACAAGAAGCAATTCTTAGAGATGCCCCGCTGGTTTATACTCCAGATGAAATTGAAAGAGGACTTCGTCCAGTCTCTGTTAAATCAGCCAAGGATTCAGTCGAATCTTTTAGAAAAGGCGGAAAGCTTTCGCTTCCGTCTAGTGAAGAATACCGTCCATCCACTCGGCAGGAACAAGAGGCAATTCTCAGAGATGCCCCGCTGGTTTACACTCCAGATGAAATTGAAAGAGGACTTCGTCCAGTCCCTGTTAAATCAGCTGAGGGTTCAGTCGAAGCTTTTAAAGATTTAAAAAGAAAAGAGATTTTAGCGTTTGAGCAAAAAGTAAGAAGTGAAGATGTCGCTAATCGTTTAAGAAGCCAAGATTTTCAAAAAGCTCGTCTTGAGGAGCAAAAGCAAATTGTTGAGGAAGCTAGGCAAATCATTGAGCAGAACCGTTTAGGTAACCAAGAAAGCACAGGTTTTACAGGTAGCCCTGAGCAAACTCAATTGAGCCGGCTTGATACGGAACGAGGAAACGCCTTGAGGGAACGGGCTAGGATCAATGAGAAATTGGGCCGTGGCCCTGAGCAATCTCTTCCTACTCAGCAAGAAGTTATTAATGAAGCTGCGAATTATCCCGGTATAGGATCGCCTAGCAGGGCAAGGGAGATGGGGCTTGGGGCGTTAGCCGTGGGCGGGCTAGGTCTTGCAGGGGGTAGCGACGCACAAGCCGCTGCGGCCAGTCCAAACAAAACCAATATGAATGTAGAAACTCAATTGTCCGAGGGCATTGGCGATGAATCGAAAACGCCTATTGGTTATAGGGTAAAATACAAAGGAGAAGAACTTTATTTCCCCTTTGGAACGTCCATGGAAAAGATACAAAAAAATTTAAGTGAAAGGAATTTAACCGACAAGACCCGTGAACAGTTAGCGGCGCAAATACAAGGGTTGGGAAGAATGGAGGAAATGGGGTTTGAGAATCAATCATTGTTGCGTAAAGAAGAAGCAAGAAATGCCCCTCCTCTTCTTAATCAAATACCTCCCACCGTAATAAATGCCCTGTCAATGTATGGAGGCCCGTTCACTAGATTTGCTGGCGGACTTACCGCTGACGCAATCAGCCAATATTTAAACAACAACGGAAAGGTTTCTATGCCATCAGCGGTTAGGGGCGGTCTTACAAACCTTATCCCTATTAAATCAGGGCAAACGGCTCGTAATGCGGCTTTGATTGGGGTGGGTTCTGCTGCTGGGGAAGTTTTTGAGAAAGCAATGGACAAAAAGGAAATGGCTAGCGCAGGGGACGTTCTTCGAGCTGGAGCTTCTGGGGTGGCCGGAATAGGCGCTCAAGGAATGGTAGATCGAGGTCGTTATGCAGCGAAACAATTTGAGCGCAGAACCAGCCAAGGGGCGCATGACCTAGTAACCAGTGCCAACGATCTGAATCTTTTGATTGATCCATCTATGTTTCAACAAAATGGCGTTGGGCCTATTTTAGTTCAAGCGTCAGGAGGGCAAAATGCTTTACGGCAATATCTTTCAAATAAGAATCAGCCTCAATTAAAACAAATTGCTTCAGAAATCGCTGGTTTTAAGGGAAAAGATTTATCTTCTGATAATTTTAACGGTCAGCTTCTTTTAAATGGGGACGCCTACAGGAATTTTTCTACATTAGGCGGCACAGCACCTAGTTTATTAAAAGAATGGAAAGACTTTAGTTCAGACACCAGAAGGCTTTATCGACAAGCAAACGAAAGCGGAGATTCCAGGATAAGGAGCGAAGCGAAGGCCGCTCAATTAAATGCAGAGAACGCTTTCCAGAAAATGGAAGCATTAGCAGTATCTCAAGGCAAAGTTGGTCTTATTTCTGAGTTAAGAATTGCTAAGGAAAATACCGCAAAACTTTACGCAATAAGAGCGGGCACAAATGAAGCGAGAAATTCATTTGATGCAAAGGTTCTTGGCATGATGCTTGAAGACGGAGCTGGGTTTACCGGCAGTCTCAAGAAACTTGCTTTGATCGCACAAGGTATGCCTGACGTCGTCAGAGATCCTTTTAACAGCACCTTGAAATTTGGAATTCATGATGCTGCTAGAATGTTGGGAATAGCGGGTGTTGGGGCAACAACTGGAGGGTTAACTTTTGGGCAGACGGGAAGCGCAATAGCGGGTGGAGCATTCTTGGGGGTTCCCTTCCTTGGTAGAAGAATAGGCGCAAGCCCTCTTGTTCAAAACCGTTCTTTCCTGAATCCTTCTTCTCGACAAGGCACTCCAGACTTTTTAGCTCGCGTTGCCCGCTTTGGCACACAAGGAGTTTTTGACCAAATGACTCAACAACCCCAGCCCGCCAACTACTCTACCTTTTAACTTTCCTCTATGAAAACCATGACTCAGTCTCCCAACCGGGTTCTTCCCCGTTCAAACCATAGTCCCTGTGAATGCAACGTGACCAAAGGAGACCGCATTGAAGGCGTTCCTGACAAGGTTCTACGGCCTGCGCGGGCCGAGGTGAACGTAGACAAGATCGGGGCCAAGATGAGCTACGATCAGAAAGGCTACAAGACGGTGAGTGCGCCCAAGGAGAAAATGGGCAAGAAGAAGGACAAGAATTACGACGACGACGACGATGAGTAAGCCTGCCTGAGGAAAAAAATCATAGTCCGATTTCCTTGAGATGAGTGTCCTTGACCTAATCAGCAGTTCCTTGGGCGGGGGTGCGCTTGGGGTGGTGTTGCGGATCGGCAATGGCCTATTTGAGGAGTTTCGGTCTGGGCGGGAGCATACCCGGAAGCTGGAAGAAGCCAAGGTGATGGCAGGGATCGCAGCGGACGCAGCGGCCTGGGCGGCGTTTACGGCGAGTCAGCAGGCGGCAGTTGTGCCGGCCAACGTGTCTCCGTGGTGTGCCAACATCATAACGCTGTTTCGACCGTTCATCACGTTAACGCTGATCGTCGTTGCCACCGTGATCTATTTTTACTCGGTGGGGCCAGAACGCACGCCAATCCTTGAACAGATCAATTTTACCGCCCTAAATTGTGTGGGCTGGTGGTTTGGGGATCGGATGGCTAAAAAAAACAAATGACTAACACCCTCTCAAAAGACGTCCTGACCGCGGCTACGCCTACGATTGCGATGTTCTCGCTGAGCCAAATTAATGAGATTGCGGCCCTGATTGGGTCGATCCTGGGTATCGCCTTCCTGCTTTGGCGATGGAGGCGGGAAGCGGCGGGAAAGGGGAAGCGTTAAGCTGGCTCAATCAGGATCTCTGTGCCCCGCTTGTCTTTGGTGGTTTTGACCTGACGGAAGACAAAATCAATAGTGCCGGGATCGTCATTGACGATGCACTTCTCGTAACGGAGGGCATCGATCAGGGCTTTGCAACCACCGGCGCCGTTGTCGATGTCGAGGAGCTTGGATCCGTGGCGAGTGATCGTGACTTTAACGCGAGCTTGAGAGCTGTTCTGGCTTCTTTCTTCATCTTTGTGAGGATCCAATGGTTTCGGCCTAGCATGGTGTTTAGGCTTGGGGTCACATACTTTGGGAGCCAGAGGCGAACGTGGGCGAAGGAAGCCCTCGATGTTACGTTGGATGAAGTCAGCGGAGGCATTGGGGAAAAGGGCAAGGACGGCTTGGCGGTCGGCGTCGTTCATTACAGGACGCGATTAAGCCCCTTGATGATACGCCAGGCGTAAGCGGTGGAGATGCCAAATTTAAGGGAAATTTGACCGAGTGTTTTCCCCTCGGAACGGAGCTTCTTTAGCTCTAGGACTTTTTCGGGAGGCATTTTGATGGCAGGACGAGTATTCATTCGAGGTTTTGAGCGGCAAGGCGTTTGCGGATAGTGCCGCGCATGGTATCTGATAGCTTATTCCAGCCGAGGGTGTCCATCACATACCCGATTGAGGCGGGATCTGAACCCTCCATAATTTCAGGCATGACGGCTTTCCAGTTGGGTGGTTCGAGCTGCTGAACAGCGGCAAAGGTACGACCGAGATCTGCATTCTCGGAGAAGGAACCCCAGTACTTGCAGAGGGAGGCTGGAGTCAGGGGCCAGTCCCGGTGCTTGTTGCGGTAGGCGCGAGCGCGGCGACTGATCTCGTCGCAAGTGAGGTTGGGGGAGACGGAGCGGATATCGGCCAAGGCTACGGCAATGGACTTCTTCATCGCAGAAGGGCATTCTAGGGGATTTGCGCCACAGGCCATAGCTAGAGCGTTAAAGAGTTCCGTTTGCTCTCTTTTTGAAATGGAAGGGGATTTCTGATCGGCCTGGAGTTCCTGCATGGCCTCGTCAAAGGCAAGCTGGACGGTTTCCTTCCATTCGGACGGAGTTAGGCGCCGGGAGACGGAGGCTCCCTTGGCTTTACAGGCTTCGTAGGCTCGTTCGCCAAAGGTCATTTTTTAGGCTCCTTGGGGATCCATTTGATTAAGGCCAAACGATGGAAAAGCTTGAGGCATTGGCTGGGTAGGCGGGTGTCGCGGTTATGGGAGGTCACGATGGTATGGGTGAGGGAGTCCTTGATGAGTTCGATATCATCGTAGCTAAAGATGATTTTGTCTTTGGGTTGCAGGCTCATTTCGCGCCCTTTTTCATTGCCGCGTCGATAATTTCTCTTATGGAACCAAAGCCCCTTCCCCAATAGTGGCGATAATCGCCCCACCGTATATGATCAAATGCGCCGTCGCGTTTACTCAGAAAGTCCAGCCGCGCCCGCTCGGTGGCGAGTTCGGCGCGGAGTTGGTCGCGCTCTTGCCGTAAACTCACGTTGTTGTCGGCCAATTGGGCTGACGTGACAGCAATCTTCTCAAACTCGGCGCGGAGTTGGTCGCGCTCGGCGGTGAGCGCGGTGAGTTCGGTTTCAAGTTGCTGCGAATATTCGTCAAACGACGCAGACCATTCGGCGTCGGTGCGGGGTGTAGGTGTGTTCAATTCCGTGTTCAATTCCGTGTTCATTTGCGTCATCATTTGAATGGATTACTGATCATTGTGCGAAATTGATTTGCCTGAGCATCCGCAGCCGCATCCGCAGCCGCATCCCATGCCGCAGCCCGTGCCGCAGCCCGTGCCGCAGCCCATGCCGCAGCCGATGCCGCATCCCATGCCGCAGCCCGTGCCGCAGCCCGTGCCGCAGCCGATGCCGCAGCCGATGCCGCATCCGCAGCCGCATCCGCAGCCGCATCCCATGCCGCAGCCCGTGCCGCAGCCGATGCCGCAGCCAACTCCTCCTTAGTTGCATTCCCGTACGCAAATAGCTCGGCAACCTCAAGAGCTGCCACACTGCGTGGATCAGTGAGCAATGCGCCCGTCGTGCGTCCGTCGTGCATTGGAGTGTTTCGAGCGCACCAAACTGCGAACAGTCGCTCGTTCTTTTCATTCGCTGGAGCGTCGATAGCCCTTAAAATCCAGAGGAGCCACTCTGCTTTCTTACACGCGTCCCAAACCTCTGCCATCGTGTTGTATTTCTCGCAAAATACTCGGCCTTCTCGGCAAGCGTTGGTGGCAGAGCAAAATTCTTTTGGCGTTAAGTTTAAGTGTTTCATTTTAGATCTCTCGATAGGTAGCCCATCATATAACCTACGCAGAAGGCCAAGACTGAAATAATGAGGCAGAATAATGCGCTCATGCGTTGTGGCCCAAGCGGAATGCCGAGGCTGTTGAGATTTGCAGTTGATCGCCGATCTGACGATAGGTCATCCCCCGTTGGCGCATGGAAACTACCGTTGCGGTGTAATCCTCCGGGAAGATCACTTTCTTGCGAAGCATTTTTTGGGGGACGACTGCGACGACGACCTTGTCGATCTCGTAGTTGGTACGTCCGGTGGCCTTGGCAATCGCGTGCCTGGACTTTCCTTGGGTGTAGAGAGTGAGGATCGCGTCTTTCTCCGTGTTGTTAATCGGAAGCCGATCAGTCACTTTCTTCACCTTGGATTTGTTGAGCGGGGCTTCGCCGGCCCAATGCTTGTACTTCTCTAGGAGCGCAGAACACGCGCCCATCGTGTCGGATATGTAGCCCATAAAATTGAGCCGAGGTTTAGAGTCTCTCGGCAGGACAGGTTAACTAGCGGCTTCAGAACGGGACTGAATCGGAATCGATATCAACGCTGGCGACATTGGCTTTCTCGTCATCAGTCGCTTCTGGCTTGCCAGATCCGCCAACGAAGTCCGTGTACTCCTTGGCCTTTTTGATCGTGTTCGCCAACCAGTCAGGCATAATCCCGAAATCGACCAGCTCCCTAGTTTTGCGAGCCACGTCGATTGCCTCGACCAGGTTAAAGTACAACTTTGGGCTAATCATAGCTTCCTTAGCCATGCCCTTTGCAAGCGGACTGATGGCCGCAATGTTCCCGTAGGTCTTGTCGCCTTTGATGACGTGCTGGATGTTGATGAGGCAGTTCGTGCCGATCAATTGAACCAAGTCGAACGTGGTCAGTTCGGCATCTGACATCTGTTTTCCCTTCCAGCTTTGAATATCAGCCCGGAGGCCGCTCTTCTTGTGGAAGGAGAGCGTGTACCGTTTGCTGATGGTGCGGGGGACGTTCTTAGCCTCTCCAAAATCTGCCCGCTCATGCGGCAGCTCGAAGAATATAATGACCTTGGGCTTGGGAGCGTAAAGCTCGTTGGGGAGCGTCCCAACGGCGACTACGCCGTAGCACGTTGCTTGATGAGTCCCCGACGGAATCGGGTCGTTTTTTCCGCCAGAAGCGGGGATTAGGATGGGCATATAATTTACTTTATTTGCTGACGTTTGCTGACAAATGAGAGTCTTCTGCGCTGCGAAGAGCGTAGCCATGTTTAGCAAGTTCATTTTTTAAAATTGCTAAGGAAACCTTTCCAAAATTACGAATAGCGGACAAATCATATTCGGTCTTATCGATTATATCGCCAATGCTTTGAAAGCCTTCTTGATCAAAAAGAGTCTGAATCCTGGTCGATAATGTTAAAGAAGAAATTGGCACTGAAGGTTCTTTCCAAGGTCTGTTGGCATAGGCTTCCGCGGCTTCTTTTTGAACCTTGGCGTAATTGTCCTCGGCTTCTCTATGAGCAATAATTGCCTCAAGTTCTTTGACTCTCTCAAAAGTTTTTTTCGCATCAATTATTAGATCTTCCACTTGTTTTATGGAATGCTCGACCACTTCATCAACCCAGTCGCAAAACAAACCTCGGACGTTGTCGTTTATTCGCTGTCTATATTCTGATAAATCAGACTTGGTTTTCATTTGATGGCAATGGTTTGACGCTGCTCAAGGACGGCGACTTGGGCCGCTTCGCGATCTCCAGCCTTTAAAGCCTCTTTGAGGGAGGTGAGACTGGCTTCGACCTTGATGCGGGTAAAACGGGCAGGAAGGGACTCAGGATCGCACCGCAGAATGACTCCCTCGGACTTCCTCCAAGAGATCTGCGTCACCTCGTCAGCCATCTTCTCGCCGGCGTCGAGAATGACGCCAAGGAAGTTCTTGATGGACTCGGTCTGCTTGTCCAGCCGGGCGACGCGCTCGCTGAACTTCTGGCGTTGTTCGTTGACCGCCATGCGCTCGGCCTGGAGGTTCAAGAACTGGCGTGAGAGCCACAGGCATTTCTGCCTGCGCTCCATCTGGACAAGATTTAACTGATCCTTAAGGGTGGCAAGTTTGCCCTGTTTCTCGTTTTCGGCCAGACTCTCGTCTGCGAGTACTTGGTCGATGAAGCTGAAGATCTCTTCGATCTGCGATGGGATTTGATATAGTTTCATTTTGTTATTCCTTGGGGGAAAGTTTTTGAAGGAGAAGAGCGTGTTTCGCCCAGCTCCGCATCGATGATTTGTAGAAGTCCATTAACTTCTTGCCGTCTTTGATTTCGTAGTGCTGCGAGACGTTAATCGCTTGCCGCCAAGCTTGAGCCGCACGCAGACTGGCTGCAACGTCAGCGTTCTTCCACAGGGCTTCTTTAATCATGACGTTTTGATTCTTTGACGTTTGATGGCGTACTTTGCCCAATTACGCATGGAGGATCTGTAAAACGAAAGCAGCTCCTGCTTGTTGTTGATCTCGTAACAACCAGCAATGACCGCTGCCCCTCTCCACGCTTGGGCCGCGTACAAGGCGGCGAGGACGCCCTTGTTTTTACGATAGGCTTTTTTAATCATGACGGCCTCCCTTGATTCCCCGGCGATAGTTGCGGCCTTCCGCGTCTTGCTCGGCCAAGGCGTCAACGTCACCCTCGGTGAGGCGACGGGCTTCGTACCAAGCCTGCTCGGCCTGGATGTCTGACTCTATCTGCTCTGGTGTCAGAGCGATTTCTGGCGGATCGATAATCATAGCTGGTTTGATGAGGTTGCTGAACGTGCCCAAAGTGGGCATGAGAGGAGATAGGTCACTTGTTGGAGATAGGTCAAACTATTTCGCAAAGTTTCTTAAAAATAAGTTGCGGAGGGTTGTGCTTCGCTCAGGTTCTCCCTCGTCAAACGGGGTAGAAGCCGCGACGAGCATAACATTTTAGGAGTCAGTTGCCCGACGTGCCTTCTACCACGCGGGCTTTTTTATGCCCTGATGCGCGAGCAGCCCGCAACGCTGCAAAGACCTCAAGCTGAGATTGGCCCACAAGCCGCCGCACCGAAAGGTGGGTTAGGAATCAGCCTCTGATCATTAGAATCGGCAGCCAGAACGATCACCCGCTGGCATAAGTAGTGAAGGTTTAAACCTAGTGAGCCGAGGATGTCCTGTGTGCGATGGCACTACCGAGCAGGCTCCTCAATGCGAGCCAGACACCCCGTCCAAGGCGCGTTAGCCAGTAGCTCATCCCTCGCAAGGGGGTGAGCTATGCAACCAACGGTTACCCGAACCAAAACGCGATTAACCAAGCCTAACCAAGCCAGCTTTACCAACTGGAGCTGTTCAGCGAAGAGGCTCGACGCGATTATCGCGCACACGTCCGAGAGTTTGAGCGGTGCCGCAGTTGGTGTTCCATGTTTCGCGCCAAACTCGACCATCGGCGGTCTGGTAGCTCATGCCTTCTGTTGTCGGAGCATTCGGGATCACGAATGAGCGCACGATGTGGTTCGGATCATTGTGGAGGTCGGTGATAGCCATGTTGTTTTCGGTGAGTTTTGAAGAGCTGACCGCAGCTGTTAGGAGAAAGACAGAGGAAGAGAAGATCCTTGAGCGGCCCGTTTGCGAGACATGGCCAGAACCCTGATTGCAGCCTGACGGCGGGCAGCAAACGGTAGTTTGCGATCCCACATCGCAAAGCGGTCTGGATGAGTGGAGAATGAAACTTCACAAGTAGGGCAAAGCATCGTGTTGGTTAGTTTCTTACCACCACAGGGGCAGTTGCTGTTTTCGTAGGACATAAAAAGAAGGGGAAGGAGTTATTTTTTAGGGCGTTGCTGGAGCTGCTGAGAGAGCTGGATCAAGCGGGTCAAGCGGGACGGGAGGGGCATCGAAGGCAGCTATCCGCGCCCAGACGGCCTCCTGGGTCAGGATGTGCGGCTTGTGGTTTATTTCTGACCGCTCCCAAGAGTCTAAAGTCCTGTGGGAGATGTCGAGCATAGCTGCAAGCTGGGCCTGGGTTAAACCGAGAGCGCGGCGCTTACGGCGGATAAGGATTTGAAAAGTTATTGGTGAAGGCATAAGAAGATGATGATTTGATGATTTATTTTAAGCGGAAATAATTTCTTGAAGAAGGGTGCGGAAGGCTAGGGTTGCGGTGGCAGGGACGACTCCGTTGCCGAGGAGGCGGAGTTCGTCAGTACGGTTGTCACAGGTGACGCACAGCTCGGCATAGTCCATCCCACCGGCAGACCCATCAGGGTTTCCACCCAGCGACTGTTCAGTTTGGCTGAGTTTTTCATCGCTCCCACTTGCGCGTGCAGACCCATGTCCCTGCCTCTCGCTAGTCTCGTCTCCGCTCCTTCCTCGCCGCCTATTGTCGGTGTCGCCCACGCCTTCACTTGCGCCGTCAGCGGCACAGGTGCCACATCCCCCTTGGCTTGCCTCGCCGCCCAAGTCTCCGGGTTCTCGTCCGTTGTCTTGCCTGCTCTCGGCGTTGCCCACGACTCTTGGTGGCTCCCATCCGTACTGGGGTTGACCGGGGCGGGAAGGCCAGACTCCACTAGTCTTGAGAGTGTAACTTTGCCCTCTGCAATCCTGCGTTGAGCCGCTTCTGGCGTTGATGCCAAGTGACTGTCCCCTTGTATCGGTGTCGGCCAATTCGCATCCTTCCCATGCGTGCTGGGGTTGACCGGGGCGACTAGGCCAGACATTTCCCCTCGTCTCGCCATCGCTGAAAGGCATTTGCTCTGCTGACTCTCTCCACCAATTCGATAACTGTCCTCGTTCGCGGTCACGGTAGGCCATGATGAAGACCCGCTTTCTCTGGTGCGGTGCGCCAACTTCAGCCGCTGAGAATATTCCCCACGCCGTTGAATAACCAATTTGTTCCAGTTCTCCAACGACTTCTCGGAGTCCGAGACTAATGTGTCCTTCGACGTTTTCAAAGAAACAGAGCTTGGGTCGAAGAAGTCGAATTCCATCTGCGATGTAGGGCCAGAGATGCCTGGGGTCTTCACCTCCAAGTCGCTTGCCGGCTGCACTAAATGGTTGGCACGGATAACCGCCAGAGAGGATGTCCACTTTGTCTCGAAAGCTTTCCCAAGGGAAGGTCTTAAGATCCGTCCAAATAGGTGCTGGCTCCATGAGTCCCGCCTCCATTTTGCTGACCAGATTCGCAACTGCGAAGGCTTCGATCTCACAAAGAGCGACTGAGCGCAGATTTGGGATGACTCGTTTGAGTCCAAGCTCAATGCCTCCGTACCCAGCGCACAGGCCAAGGTGTGTAGTTGTTTCGGTAGTATCCATGTCATGTTATGTTATTTGATCGAATTTGAACAGTGCCATTCGTGTTTCATCAGGTCATTGGTGATGCGGCGAAGGTCGTTAAACATTTCCTCGCGCTCAAGCTGCGCCGCTTGCCAAGCACCCTGACGAACGTAATAATCTCTCGCATTAAATTCGACCTTGGCGAGGGCCGTGATAGCCCGTTCCATCGCCAGCCGGGCGGCATGATAACCCTCGGTCAACTCTTTGGCCGAGGTTCCGTTGCTGTGAATAATTGGGAGCGTCATGGTATTAGTAGCAGCGGATGACGACGCAAAACTCCTCACCATCCTCGCCCAAGCCGAATCCGGTGACCGTCACGGTTCCCCTGCCATCCCAATCCAAGCGGTCAACGACTTGCACCGTGTCAGCGTCCACCTGACCGCGGATCTCGGTAATGATGTCCTCGTAGGTGGGAGCCGAGAAATCCATGGAGTCAAGTGCCAGCTCGACTGGATGGCCCTCCGGTTGAGATTTAAGGATCAAATTCGTGATCGTGATCCGATAGTAACGATCGAGGCAGTATGTATTCATATTTGCTGTTTTTTAGCTGTTTTTAGCTGGTTTGTTACGGCCCAAAAGCGGGTCGATACGAGTGAGAATGCTCAGTTGATGAGATAGGTCAAGCACCATAACGTCTTATTTTATTTAAGGCGTTAAGCGGTCAAGCCGATCAAGCAGTGGGCCGGTCGAGCGGATCAAGCGGTCAAGCGGTGCGGCTGGCTCAAGCCAAGCGGTCAAGCCAAGCGGTCAAGCGGTCGAGCGTCGCCCCTGTTGGCCCCGCTTGTGCCGTTTCCTGCCCATTTGCGCCCTGATCCTGCCCCGATCCTGCCCATCGCCCTGCCTCGGCCAATCGATGCCGGCAAACCGGCACAAAAAAGCCCACTCCGGTGAAGGAGTGGGAGATTCTTAATCTCCGATTGAGACTAGGCGGAATGTGCGGGCTGGCACAGCGGCGCGGGCAGCACGAGCGGCGAGCTTTGCGGCTTTTTGAGCAGCGATGCGAGCCACGTCAGCCTCGACGATTTCCTTGAAAGCGGTGAAGTGAAAGGCGGCGGTGCCGTAATTGTTTTCTTTGCAGAGGTATTCGGGCAGCTTGCCACCGAAGATCGCCTCGGCGGCTTCTAGGGAGATTTCGGTGTAGGTGGTGGCACTCATGCGGCACCTCCGACAAGACCGGTGGAGCGGATCAACAAGCGAAAGTCTTCGCCGAACCGCTTTCCCCAACAGTCAATGCCGTTGTCGGTATCGGTGTAATCCAGCTCCGTCACGTTTTCGTCATTGTCGATACACTCAAGGGCTTGTCTTGCGTCGTCCACCAAAAGCAAAACGATCTCGTCATGACTGATGCTCCGACTGATGGCGGGTTTGATTAAGTGTGATGTTGTCATAATGCTGTTTTAGCTGAGTTAAATGCCTCGGCGAAATGCTCTGGCACCAGAAAAACCCCGCGCCTCCGAGGAGGTAGCGGGGTGGTTTTTCAGAGGGTGGCTTTCATGCGAAAGCGATCGGCGATTTCCGCAGCTTTCGGCGGAAATTCCGGAGTGCCCGTCCGGGCGTGCGCCCGGTTGGGATATTGTTAATTTGAGCGTCCAGTGCATCTCCATGCCCTGTCAGAGAAAAATGGCCAGCCCTGAAAAGGGAGGGCGCGATCTTGGTTATGTGCCAAGATGAAAGGTTTCTGCCCGGCTTAAGGAGGCTGCTGCCGCTGTCGGCCAACTTGGCTAATGATTTTGGCGCAGTCCAGAACACCAAGGCGGAGGAAGAGGAGATGTTGTTCATAATTTCGCTAAGTTTTCGCTGAGTTGATGCTCCCGGAATGGGAGCTGATGAGAGGGAGAATGCACACTAGGTGAGTTGGGTCAAGCGTCTATTATTATTTATTTGCGGTCAAGCTCGGTCGACCCGATCAAGCCGATCAAGCCGATCAAGCCGATCAAAGCCGATCAAGCCGATCAAAGCCGATCAAAGCCGATCAAGCCGATCAAGCCGATCAAGCCGATCAAGCCGATCAAGCCGATCAAGCCGATCAAGCCGATCAAAGCCGATCAAGCCGATCAAAGCCGATCAAGCCGATCAAAGCCGATCAAGCCGATCAAGCCGATCAAGCGGATCAAGCCGATCAAACGGGTCAAGCCGATCAAGCGGTCAAGCGGCTGGGTCAAGCCGGTCAAGCCAAGCGGTGAGGCCGCGCCGGCCAACTGGGCCGCGCCGCGCTGGCCGGCCCGATCTCGCCCTTGCCTCGCCTCGCCTCGCCCATCCACGCCCGACCTCGCCCCGCCTCGCCCCGCCTCGCCTCGCCTCGCCTCGCCCTGCCCTGCCTCGCCTCGCCCTGCCCTTGCCTCGCCTCGCCTCGCCCGACCTCGCCCCGCCTCGCCCGACCTCGCCCCGCCTCGCCCGACCTCGCCTTGCCTCGCCTTGCCTCGCCCTGGCGCCCTGGCCATCGCACCCGAAAAAAAATGGACATAAAAAAGCCCTTCCCGGATTAGGGGAAGGGCGATGGGAGCGAAGGGAAATTTCAGTGGACCTTGTAGGACACGTTAAAAGTGTCTTTGCTCCAGCATTTCCGACAATCGCCGCAGACATTCCCTTGCGACGGTGCAGGACACGAATAAGCGGATGCACTCGCGCCCGAAACTTGCACGCCAAGACGCTTTGCGAGGCTTTCCGGCGCTGGTCCATCAATCATTAGAGCGCTAAGGCGAATCGTGAGATTCGGGGGAATCACGCCACCTTGCTCTAAAAATTTCCTGACGGTGGTATACTCGCGCGTTGGAAGCCAATGTCTGATTTGTGGTGTGCCTTGGCAAATTGCCACGATGCGTTTTAGATGCGCCACGCTTTGCAAATCCCCGGCGTCGTGCCAGCGGAAATACCCGCTGACTTCAACGCGAGAAATTACGGCAATCATGTCGCGAACCCATGATTTGCCGCTAATCTTCTGAAATCTCCGTTCCAAGGCATTCGAGACATTAGGGAAAGCATACCGGCCTTTCAAGGCATAGCATATGCTGCAAATGCTACCCGCCACTTTTCGCATTTTCCGCCCGATCTTGCACCGTGCCGCAGGTATTGAATAGCCAAAACAAGGCATTTTAGAAGGAGCGGAAAGGCCGCCGACACTTTCCATTAGTGATGAAATTGTGATCATTTCGCACCCCCCTTAAAAAGATAAGCGTGTTTTCTCACCCATCTCACCCGTCGTTTTTCTCGCGAGAGAAAAGCTTTCCGAACATCGGCCGGGGCATTTGCAAGCTCCCTAATTTTAATCGCTTGTTTGAGCGTGATCACTTTGCACCCCCTTTGAGCCGGGAGCCGTAGGCAATCAGGTCTTCGCCTGGCAAACGGGGGCTAGCTTTCATCTGTTCAATCGGGAATTCCCGGTTGTTCGTCCCCATCGCATCGTGCGCAGCTTGCTCGCGGTCCCAACGCGCGACTTTTCGAGCCTGCGCATTCGTCCAACTTTCCGTTGTTTCGTATCTCATATATTTGCTGATTTGCTGATTTGCTGACTGTTTTTTGGCGCCCGAAAGCGGACACCTGCGCTCATTAAGTGAGTAGATCACAACTTCCCGCAATCTTTTCCCACTTGCCTTGCCTTGTCAGTAGATTCATTGATGCCTCAAATCAGTTCCACTTATGCCCTCATCCCCTGCGCCTTCCCTTGCTTCGCCGATTCGTCCACCGCCTCAGCCAAGGCGCGAAAGCCCCACTCGGCAGCGCTTGAGGGGCAAGAAAGCTTGGATTTCGTACCTATGCGGTGTCGGCCGGCAAAGTGATGCAATCCGATTTTGTCGCTTGCACCGGCTTCCATTGTCTCTCGTTGTATCAACTTTGCCGATACTGCCAACCGTATCAGGTCAAGCACTACAATCGGTCGTTCCTTCATCCGCGTCGGTTGTTCCGGCCGTCCTGGCCGTTCCTTCATCCGCCCCGCTCCCCCCCCCGCGCTCCGCGTCTGCCCCCGTAGGGGAGGGGGGGGTCAAAGCCCTGGCCCTGACTGACAATTACAATAGATCCGCTGTAGGAGTAGAAATTTTGCAGTCAGTTGAACTGAAGCAAGATGAAGCCAGTGGTGGAGGCGTGAAGCTTGTAGAAGCTAGTAGTGGCTCTTTGGGGTGCGAGAGCGGAGTAGGGAGTACGCTAAAAGAAACAAAGCGAAGCTTACAATTTCGCTCCCCTAGGGGGGAGCTGGAGGGGAAAAGTGGTTTTAGTCAAGCTATAAGCGAGGCTCCTGAAAAATTGATTAAAGTGAGTGGGGATGTGAGTGGGTGGGTGGAGGTTGGGGAAGGGGTGATAGGGGGGATCTGTCGGAACAAGGAGTACGCGCGGGTGAGGATAGTGGGAGGGACGGAGGAGTGGGCGAAGTGTGCGGTGAGTGGGTACAACTTGTTTAATGGGGAGGTGGTGAAGGTGAAGCGGGTGTGGGTGAGCGGGTGTGGGCGGGATGCGGAATATGAGATTGTGGGGAGGGTGGAATTGGAGAAGCAGCCGGGGGTTGGAGATATGACAGTAAAGCCTGTGGGATTTATTGGAGGGAGTTTAAGGGAAGAGGAGAAGGTGAAAGAGGAGGATGTGGAGGCTGGTGCGATTGAGGGGAAGGAGGAGGCTGAAGAAGTTGTAAGAAGGGAGGTTGATGGAGGGGAGGGATTTATGGATAAGATGAGGAAGGAGGCGGAAGCCTGGATGAATAAGGTGGATGGGATAAAGGAGAAGGTGAATGTATGAGCGAGCAGGAGGTGGGTGGAAGTGGTGGGTCGGCTGGGGTGGCTGGTGGGTTGGCGGGGGCGGTTGGGGCGGAGCCGAAGAAGGCAAGGAAGCCGAATCGGTGGAAGAAGGAGACGACGAGGAAGAGGACGTATGGGGTGAAGCGGTTGGTTAGGGATGTGGCAACGGCTACGTTGAAAGGTAATGGAATTGGCTTGAGGCAAAGCCCGGTGCTGGATTATATGACAAATGATGACAAACGAATCATGCAGAGGATTGTTGGTATGAGTGTGGAAAAGTTTAACGAGCGGTTGATGGGGAAGCTGGATCGGTTGACGGATCTGGTGATAGACCGGATGATTAGGGATATTGACGATATGCCTATGCATACGCTGCCCTTTGCGATGGCAGTGACGATTGACAAGAAGCGGGCGTTGGCAGGGGCCAGCGCGACGGCTGGGAGCAACGTGAATATCCAGGTGAACAACTTTGGGGCGATGTCGAAGGAAGAGATCATCGCGAAGCTGAACGGGAAGATGGATATTGGGGATGCTAGCTTGGGCGGGGGTAGCAGCGGGTGTAGCGTACAGCTAGCAGAGGAAGTAGTAGCGGAGGAAGGGGCGGAAGCGAAGCTGGAGACGATTAAGCAACAGAAGATGGCTTTGAAGAAGAGTCTGATGGGGGATACCAGTCCTGGCCCATACGAGGGCTAGAAGGAATCGTCGTCATCGTGGTAGATGTAGGTGAGGCAGGGGGACTGCTTTACTACGCGGTAGCGGCGGGTAGTGGAAAGCAGATTGACGGGAGGCGAGGCCGCATCGGTAGGGAAGTAGGACGGCAGTGCCGGTGGGCGGAAACGCTTCTTGGCAACAGGGACAGGCGGGGGCGGGGGTGCTGGGGATTCCAGCTTATTGCCAAAAAGGTCTACCTCTAAGTTCATTTGAGTTAAGCCAATACTCCAATTTTACCAGCAACAAATTTGTGTACGCTTGCCTCGTTGAATCGTATTGTTCGTTCATTAATTCTAACAGATTCAATCAAGCCCTTTCTGGCTAAATTTAAAGCGGGATGCGCAGTTTTACAAATTGAACCAATCATTGCATTAACTTCTCGGAATGTTAGCAGCCTATTGGATTTAACAAAGGGAACGTCTACTTTTCGAGGAACCATCTTAATGTTAAATAAGGGGCTTTCTTGTTCAATCGCTTGTTTTTCTGCTAATTGAGCCTCTTCTCTTGTTTCAAATTTTTCAATTTTGATCACAGCAATTTGATTAAACCATCGAGACTGGACTGCGTGTTCAGAAAGTCTTTTTATTGCTGAAATAGAAATTCCAACATAAAGCAAAATTCCCGTTGTGTTGTAGTGTCTGTACAAGTTTGTCATTTGGGAGCAGGGTTTTTGGCTTCAGCAAACTTCTTCTTGATGGCAATGATCTCGTCTTTGCGCCAAGGTTCGTTCAAAGCTTTGACCAGCTCCTCCGTTGAGATGGGGAAGTTGGCTGATCCGGTGTGGCTCATCATCAGGTTTGTATCCAGGTAAACCTCAAAGCCGCTGGCTCGAACCAGATCGCAGAACCAATAGTCTTCGCCGGCATAGAAGTTCTTTTCGTCGTAGGTTAAACCTAGCTCGCGGTCGATGCGGGCCAGTTTGGTGTGATCCTGAAGGGTTTGGTCACCTAAGATAGCCTTGACCTCGGACAAACGACTTTCAGGGGTGTTTTTGCCTTGGATGCCCATTGGGAAAAGCTCAGGAATGACCTTGGGTTCGTGATTGGGGTCAGCCATGATGGCAAGGCGGTCTGGGTTATCGACAATCAGCTTCTTAAAGACGGAAGTCTTGATCTTGGAGAAGCCAATGCAGCAACGCTTGACCTTTTGCAGACCATCCAGGCCCGGTTGCTCTCCAGGCAGCGGTTGAACGTGCCAATGTGTGTCCATTGAGCGGGTTCCGTAAATTCCGCACACCATATCGACGTCATGAGAGATCAAACGCATGATTGCAGAAACCGTAGTGTTTTGCCCGTCCGTTTGAGCGACCACATCCTTGTCCCAGAAGATCAATTCATGGAAATTCTTCTCAATGGCATACGCCGCCAGTTGATTTCTAGCCATTTGCACGGCTGGGCCATCCAATAAAATCCAATCCAGTTTGATGTCGGACAGTTTCTGTGCAGCCAGTTGCAGGCTGGTCACAAAATAGTTTTTGGGAACATCCCCTTTTAAGGGGGTTGCGATCAGGATATTACGTTTGATATTCATCAGATTCGTTATGCCATTTTCACCAAAAATGACAAATTGGTAGTGCGATTTCAGGTTAACTATTAGCTCGTCTAATAGATCGTGTTGCCAGGTGATCAATTCTTGAAACAAATCAGCAGATGCCTAGCTTATGGGCATGATTACTCAGCGTTTTGTTCAGGAATGGCTGGTCGAGCCAGAGATAGAGGGGGCCAGAGAGTATGCGCGTCTGTCCATTACCGCTGAATTGGACGGGCTGAACATTGATGGGCAAGGCATCATTCCTTGGACGCAAATTATCAAAGCAATCGCCGCTGCCCGTAAAAAATAACCAATATGCCTATCGGTGACGTAGACTTTGCGGATGATCACAGTCCAAATTTTGGTATACCTTGGGTAGAAAACCCTAGTTCAAAGGAAATGGGGACTTGGTCTAAGGAGAAACTGGTCAATTATTACACGTTCAGGCAGCAGAGGCAGCTTGAAGCGGTTAACAACCCGGTTGGGGCGGGGTGGATCTTGCCTGCATGGAAAGATGTCATGGACAATTGGTCAAAGTATCAGGTTCACATCATTCTTGGGGGCAACCGTTCCACTAAAAGCACCATTGCTTCACGCCTGTGTATGTGGGCCGCAGGCACTATCCCCGCCGCCGAGGTCAGAGCGTATCACGTTAACGAGGATCGCAGCATTGAAGACCAACAGCGAATGATCTGGGATGCCATTCCGCTTGGCATTCGCAATCTGCCTAGTAAAAAGGGCATCAACCACTCAATTCAGTACTCTCAGAAAAATGGATTTACTGATAACATTTGCATCCTTCCACCTCTTGCCGGGACTCGGCGCGGTGGCACTATTAAATTTGGGAATTATCGCCAGTACCAAGCAGACGCTCAGGTGGCGGAAGGTTACAAGGCGCATCTCATCTGGTGCGACGAAGAATGTCCCCAAAGAATGTTTGAAACCCTGCAATACAGAACAATCGACTACCATGGCCGCATTATCCTCACGTTCACGACGCTCACGGGCTGGACTCCGCTGGTTCAGGACATCCTGGGCAAAACTCGTACAATCAAAAAACGATTCGCTCCGTTGGTTGGCAAAGAACTCCCCGTTATCCAAGAGTCGCTCTCGCGCCCTGGTGCGGTTATTTATTACTTCTGGACGGAAGACAACGCCTTCATCGACACCCGTGATTTCCAGCATAAAATCAGAGGAAGGCGAAAAGAAGAGATCCTTGCTAGAGCATATGGCATCCCAACTAAATCAGTCACCAGCGTCTTCTCTGGATTCAGCAAAGACATCAACGTCATTGACCACGACAAACTCCCTTGGCTCAAAAACGCAGATTATGCAGTCACCCGTTTCATGGCCCTTGATCCCGCAGGATCCAAAAACTGGTTTATGCTCTGGGTTGCCATCGACTCAGCCGGTACTTGGTGGGTCTACCGAGAGTGGCCCGATTACGATGACTGGGCTTTGCCCGGTTCTACCGCTGAAGGCAAAGCGGGGCCGGCCCAGAAAGGTTCCCGTAAAGGAATCCTCGATTACGTCGATTTAATCAAGAACAGCGAAAACGGCGAAGAGGTTCACGAACGCTTCATTGATCCACGCTTGGGTGCGGCTGAAAAGCAATCAGCAGATGGTGCCACCACCATCATATCCGACCTTGATGACGCCGGGATGACCTTTATCCCAGCTCCAGGCGTGGAAATCGAGAACGGGCTTCAGTTAATCAACAATCTGCTCTCTTACGACGACACAAAGCCAATCACCAGCTTGAATGGGCCAAAGCTTTACATCTCGGATCGCTGCCAGAACTTGATCTACTCAATGCAGGAGTACACCGCCAAGGGAGGACGGGACGAAGCCACCAAAGATCCCATTGATTGCTTGCGCTACCTCTGCGTCAGCAATTGCCAGTTCTACGAGGAAAATACAAATGCAGTGTCAGGCAGAACGTTTAGCTATTAAAGTTTTCTCTTGATTGTTTAATAGGACTCATTAGCAGAACTGATGTGTCTTCCATTGATGGCAATAACGTTAACGCCGCTGGTGATGTTGGATTGCAATTAGCTCCAGCAGAAAACGAGGGGCCAAATTTCAACCTCCTTAAAAAAGCGTTTGAAGATTGCGTGCGGGACAACCAGCCTTACATCGACCAGTGCCGCCTAAATTATGAGACTCGGTTTGCCCTCTGGAATGGACAAAGCGCAGATGGCAAGAAACACGCTCGCGAAGGTAGTAAAGTTAGCCCTACTCCTTGGGATGGTGCTTCTGATTTGCGCGTCTTCTTAGTTGATAACATCATCAACAAGAAAGTTGCCTTGCAGCTAATGGCGTTTAAACGCGCCAACCTTGCTGCCGTACCCGTAGAAAGCTCAGACCTTAACCGGGCGCAATCAGTCAGCAATTTCATGCGCTGGCTTATCCAGACGCAAATCCGCGAAATTGACCGCGAGATTGAAATGGCCGCCAACTTCCTTAACGAGAAAGGCATCGCCGTTACTGGTCAATTCTGGGAAAAACGACGCGAGAAAGTGCTGGCAGTCGTTCGCCTTGCTGATCTTCAGCAACAGTTCCCTCAAATTAACATTGAGCAGCTTGTCCTAGATGACGGCGCGGCCAACGATCTTAAATCCATCTTTGAAGAGCAATACGGTTGCTCTCGCGGCAAAGCCTCAAAGATGCTCAAGGAACTTCGTCAAACGGGTGAGACTTCCGTACCCGTAGAGGGGCCAGAACGCAGTTATCCGGTCATTCGAGCCTTCAACCTCGACGAAAATCTGTTCATCCCGTCGTTTTCGACCGATCTTGAACGGGTTTCTGGCATTTACCGAGTTGAGTACTTTACCGCTGAACAACTCCGCTCCCTAGTCCGCGATGACAACTGGGATAAGGACTGGGTGGAAAAGGCCATTGCGACTCAAAGGGGGCGGTTGATCACGATTTCGCCATCCGAGTATATGCAGCCGATTTCGCGCTCCTTCGTTTACACGCAACAGCGGTTTACGGACAAGGTGGGCGTTGTCTTTGCCTACCAGCGTCTATCAGACGAAGATGGCGTGCCAGGCGTCTATTGCACCGTCTTTCATCCCCAGCAGCCAGCCGATACCACCCAGCCCGGCTACGCCAAGTTTGGCTTGCTGGGATATGCTCATGGCGAATACCCGTTTATCGTCTATCGCCGCGAGTACCTAAGCCGCAAGCTGCACGATTCCCGCGGTATCCCTGAACCCGGTAAACCTTGGCAAGACCAAATCAAGGCACACAAGGACAGTCGCATTGATGCCGCTTCCATCGGCGTATTGCCTCCCCTTTGCCATCCGCAAGGTCGGCCACCAAACCGCTGGGGGCCAGGTTCACTTATTTCAGAGCGGCGGTTCAACGAATATCATTACGCGGATCGCCCGATCCCGGATATGAACACGGACAATTCCGAAGCTCTCCTCGAAGCCTCCTTCAAGGAGTACAATGGGTTTGCTTCAGCCAAGGGTGATCCCGCCGTCGATCCAATCTACAACCAGTTTGAGGTAGACAAATTCCTTTCCAGCCTTTCCCGCGCTTTTCGCCAAGTATGGAAGCTCTACAAGCAATACGGTTCTGACCAAGTCGCTTTTCGGGTAATGGGCGTAAAACAGGCAGATGCCTCCCTTTTTAACAAGGGTGACCCCAACGAGGAGTTCGACTTTTACCTTTCTTGGGATGTCCAGTCGCCAGACTTCAAGAAAATGGCTGAAAAGTGGCAGGCCATCATTCAAGGCGCTCAAACCCTAGATCGCGAAGGCATTATCAATTACGGCGAGCTTTGCCAGGCTTTCGTCTCCAGCATTGATCCCAATATCGCTGAACGCATCATTCAGCCAGCCTCCATCGGCCAGCAAAAGCTGGTTGACGATGAACACGTCGATCTTGCCCAGATTTTCTCTGGTATCCCCAAGAATATCAAGATTGGCACTCCTCCAGATCTTGGTTTGCAGATTATCCAGCAATATCTTCAGCAGCCTGACGTCCAGCAGCGTTACGGTCAGGATAAGGACTTTAAAGACCGCATCGACGCCCGCGCCAAACAATACAACCAGCAGAAAATGCAGCAGCAGAATGCTGAGACTGGCCGTTTAGGTGCTAAAATGCCTGGGCCTATGCAAGCCACTTAATTCTTATGAAACGGAACATTCGGATGACCCCGCAGGAGAAATCAGATCGCATTCAACAATCCATGTTCCGCCTAGTCGGCAATGATGCGTTTTCCGATTTTATAGATGAACTTCGAGATCAACAGCGCAACGCTATGCTCGATTCAGTTAATGATGCCGTACTTAAAGACCCTCGATTGTCTCTGGCCGCTGCTGGTGAGATTCGTGCGTTTGAAGCTATCATTTCCCTCTACGACGATTTTGTAGGACAGCGCCTTCAGCAGGCGGATATTGATGCTGAACAGCGGTCTTCCTGATTAGAGAAAATAATAGTAGTTGACTTGTTCATTAGTTATTAGCAGGGCTTATGCACTTGGCAATCACGCCATGCTACTGCCCTTGGGGGCATTAAACCCATGAGTAATAACGATACGACAGTTCAAGCGTCTTCGCAGCCAGTTGAAGCGACTCAATCGCCAGCAACAAAAAGCGATGAAAGAAGTGGCAATCTGAGTGTAGCCGAAGCGGCCAAAAGGCTCCTAAACATGGAGTCCGAAAGTGCCAAATCTGCCGCACAAACGGATCAGAATGCTCAGGCTCAAAACGCCTCAGACCAATCCGTAGCACCAGACGCAGCGCAAGCTGAATCTGCCGAAGCTGATGCAACCGAGGCCAACGCCGAGGACAGCAACAGCGAAGACGTTCCTTCTCATGACATTTCAGCCGAATTAAAGAAGAAAATTGACCGCCGTATAGGTAAGGAAGTCGCAAAGCGGAAAGCCTTGGAAGCCCAGTTGAATGAACTGCGAGTTGCCGTTTCCCAACAGCAATCTCAACAGCCAGCTCAACAGCCAGCTCCCGTCGCTTCGTCCCCACAGGGATCTTTGCCATTAGAGCATATCGATGACTTTGACGGGCTAGCTGTTTTAAGGAAACAAGCCTTCGATGCCAGAAAGTATGCTCAGGAACAATTGGATAATGATGATTTTGAACCCATTCAAGTAGGGGATAACCTCCTCGATAAGAAAGCGTTTAAGACCATCCTCCGAAATGCCAATTCGACTATTGATGAGGACATTCCTGCCAGAACTCAATTTCTTGAGCAAAAGT